CTTTAGGATTGGAAAGCCTTTTTTATGGCAATCAACTATCTCACAAAACTTAAAAACACGTTCCGCCATCTCTAAGCTGTCACACCAGTACATTGCTTCACTAAACCAAGATTCTGTATAACACATTTCTTTTGCATGATCTTCCTCAGAACCTTCCCAAACTTGCACTTCAACACAATGATCAAAAATCTCTAATACAAATTCATTGCCTTCTTTCTCATTCATGCTTTTGTAGCGAGCAACTGCTTTTTCTGCTAGTTCTTTAGATGCAGCAGGGCATTGCTCAAAAGGGCTATCGCATTCTGGTCGAATAGCAACGCACCACAATTCTGATTTACTCATTTCCACCCCTTACTGCTTCACATCATAATTAACAGCACCAACAGACAGACCGAACACACTTTCAAAAGCCTTATCAAATTCACCACTTGCGATGAACTGGTCAATATCAGAACTTGGATGATCGTGTTCTTTTATATAGTTGCTGAATACTTCATATAGAGCGCTTAAGTTCTCTTTAGTTACGCCAATATGGGTATTATCACCAATGTTCTTGACTGGAAAGCCAACATTTAGCTTTGAAGCATTAATGATTTCCATAAACAGGACCAATTCATCTTGATTAAAAATCAAGTCGAACGGCATTTCCCTACGCAACTCATCACATACATAGTTCGCTATTTGAATTTCAGTCATTGGTTGGCTCCTTAATCATCTATGCTTACAGTGTAGGAAGTTAGGGCTAAATAAACATTTTGAGCAATTATGCCTCGCCATTGCTCAGCAACCTCTTTTATGTATTTTTCCTTTTCCGCCTTATACGCTAGATATGCTTGGTCAGCTGTATCGAACTCTCCTATATACAAATTCTTACCAAATTTCCCAATTTGGGATCTAAATCGCCCATTTTTAGCAATTTTTGTAACACCAATCGGAAATTCTCCGCGGGATGCCTCTCTCTTTGTGAAAAGATTATTGATTTCTTTTGGAACAAAACACACCTTTTCTTTGCTGTAGGTTTTGTTGCCTTTGCATAGAATATCTTTATCAAGGTGCCACTTTTCGGTAATAAATTTTTGATAATTCTCAATCTGTTTAATGTCGTTAATGAAATTTGAAAAATAAAGCCAATCCTCAGAACAATTCACATTGCTGTATGCTTTGCTCATCCATTTTTGACAGTGACATCTGCGTAGCATTTCTTTCCACCAGATATATTCTGGAATTGGTTTGTCGCCCATCCAAATGCTTTTGTCGTAATCGTTAACCCCAACACCATGAACCAATCTTCTCTTGTTTGGCTCGGGCTTATTTTCCGCTGCAAAGCTAACATTTGTCATTTTGATACCTCGTCGATCATGGCTTTGTAACAACCGGAAGCACCATCATTACCAACGGCTTTTCCATACTTTTTAGTAGACCAGTCTCTAGCACTATCGAGCATTGCTTGAGTTGGCTCTTTCGGCACCAAAACAAACCCTTCCGGCACCGCTTGAGCTTTTTTCACACTTGCTAAATCCCTTACACGGAATTGATGAACGGTTCTATCATCCAAGTTATTGCAAACTACAGTCACAACATCATCCAAATGGTCGTGTAAAGTTTCTTTTTCATTGTTTGCATCAACCGGAACATCAGTCCATACGTTGCTTTTTTTGCGGCCCACAACCTTGTAGCTGTAAAATTCATTTGGCCCAACATATCGTTTTTGCTCAATAGTGCAGAAGTCACCAAAACCAATTTTCTGAATATCCATCACGCCACCTCAACTTTTAAAATGTACTTTTGACCGCCACTGGTGAACTCGACCACTTCACTTTTGGCAAGCAAGTAATGCCCAATCGCTTCCAGATTTTTAGCACTTAAACCTGTTTTGGCCCTTGCTCTACGTCTGTCACACTCAAGACAGATATTTGACTTTACTGATCGCTCGGAAGTACCACATGATCGACATGGCGCAACAGGCTTATAGCTTTTTAAACCTTGCTTTTCAGCACGTGTACGCAAAATATGGTTTTGATGACTGTTATGGCGCTCAGCACTTTGCAAAACAGTATCTGCATTGCAGTAATTAAACTCAGCCTTGTTGGTATTTACCGCCTGATTAATCTGACCACCACGTTTAACAAATTGAGCAACTGCGTCTGAGTAGTCTGGTTTTATTTGATTAGATAACTTCATACCGCCACCTTCAAACTTTCTAAAAATTCTTTGCCATTGTTTAGATACTGCTTTAAGAAAAGCACGTATTTTCGCTTCATCGGCTTGTTCATTCGACCTGTGTAGTCCATTTCTAAGCGTTCTTTTGCATTGAAATACTGGACTGATGTTAGTGTCCGCTTGCCTTTAAATCCGCATTTAATCAGCCAATTTTCAAAGCAAGTGAGGATGTTTTTGCTCACCATGTCATCACCACCAACATTGCCAAAATTACAAGAAAAGCCATGCCTATTTTGAATTCTTTCATGCTGCCACCTTTACCTTGCCGCGCTCAGCAAAAAGCTTTGCGTAATACTCCTGACAGTGCGGAATCTTGTCTTTGATCTTCTGAATGATTGCTTCGTCACGCTCGATGACTACAGTCGTTTTGCGCTCTCGTATATCTATTGCCTCAATAGCATTGACCATATATTCAATATCATCCCAGCCATTTAGCAGCTCGACTGGGGTGGGAAGTAGCCAAAAATCCACGTGAGCAACATCGCAATCGTATAACCACATATAGCCATGCATTTGGATGTCATATCCAGCATCCTTAACCTTTTCCATAGCCTCATCTGCAAACCACGGATGTGTGTCGATATCAAGTGAGCATTTTGTGTCGATGATCATGCGATTCTCTCTATCAAGAACATCGCACTCCCCAGTGATTAACTCATTTTCAACACGACCAACGTGTTTTTGATAGTTGCGAAAACGCATCTTGCCTGACATTTCAATCGCCATATCCTCAAGGAAATTCCCTTTTTCAGTAGCTAAATTCCCTTTAAATTTGTGAGTATTGGTTAAATCCTCCTTAACAACCTTTCGAATTTCGCTTTTTGCTGATGTTGAAAGCGACTTGTTTTTCAACTTTTGAATCAAAAACTCTTCTTCATCAGTACGTTTTTTCTTACGAATCAGCGTATTGATTTCATCATTTCGCAGCTCACTGGCAATGCTTTGAGCATCACCAATGAGTTTGTGTAGGGAAGAACATCGGAATAGTTTCATCACTGAGCCTCCACCGCTACACGCTGAGCATCTGTTAATGTATACCCATCCAAGATATAAGCCTTATCAATCGCACCTGCATTCAACTGCTCAAGCGCTGCATTGAACTCATCATCATTCAGCGTGAGTTTTGGCGGCTCTAAAGTCGATTTTTCAGGAATAACCTCAAACCAATCTTGCGCCGAACTCATACCATCCTTGATGCTTGTGCCAATCTTAATGAGCGACACAACTTGAGCAGGGGAAATCGCTTCAATACGACATTGAATACGCTTCTCAACTGCTTCACGCGTTACACCGTGTTTTTCAAACGACTTGAGAAGTTTTTGCACACCATCTGGGGAAGTGTCGGCATTAGAGCGAATGGTTTGCCCGCACTGAGCTACAGCCGCATCAATCACATCACCAGGTATCACGCCAAGAATGCACGCACGCAGGCGACGAGCGCCATTATTCGCAACAAGCTCATAAATATCGCGCGGGTCAGTGAGTTTGTAGCCACCCCGTTTAGTGTGTCGCCAGTGTCTTACTTGAAATACTTTAGTTTGACGTGTGTTTGTCTCAACATCCCAAGCGAAAGCCTCAACCGTAGATTCACCATTTTCAGATGAAAGCTCTCGAATGCCGTATTGAATATTCCCCCAATTTTGAGCCAATGCTTCGGCAAGTCGAATTGATGGGCCAGTCACGGATGAACCACCGCGATCATACGAATAAACAGCAGATTGCGCTAGAGTTGGGCGTTGGCACGCATTCATAATACGATCCCAAGCTTGATTCATGTCACGCGGGAATTGTTTAGCAATAACAAGGGCAGCCTGAACTTCCGCAATAGCACGCTGACTGTCTGACTGAACTGTCGACATTGCTTGAGTCTGTGGCGCAGAAACCGCAAAAGGGTTTTGGTTTTGATGTACTGGCATATTCATTACGACTTCTCCTTGCTTATGTATTGCCAGCCGTAACCGCCAGCAGTTTTTTGATTACCCTTTAACACTTTTGAAATGTTGCTTGGGTGGATATTCATTGATTTTGCTGCAAGCAGGACGCTATCAAATTCAGCAACCTTGCTTCCGTTATTGATTGCGATAACAGCCTTGTTTCCCGATGAATTACCAACCATTGAAACTGACAACTTTGCAGCCCGTTTTGTCACTGTTAAGGCTGATTGTTTTTTATTTAGATTGGCAGCTCGCAACTTCTCTCTGGTTTCAATGGAAACTGCATGGCCTTTTTTTGGCCCTGTAAGATTGCTCGAGATAACCTTTAGTTTTTTATCAACAGGTAGGTTTTCCCAATATTTTTTGCCGCATTCTCTTAGCTTGCTTTTTAGCTCACTAGAAACGGATCTCCCTGAATTACCAAGCCCACCAGTATTCATGTTGTATTCTGGTTTTAGCTTCTCAATCCAAAACACCTCGCGGGCAGCTAGGTCGCTCTCGCAATACACATATTCAAGCACGGAAAAATCAAAACTATCTTTCCCATACTTTCTGAAAGCTTTGGCTAGATTTGTGGTCTTGCACGCGCTCTTTGGGCTTAAATGCTCAAGCATTCTTCTTTGAACATTATTAGATAGGCCGATGTATTTTTTTCCATTCACAATGTTTGTGATTAGATAGATTCCTGTCTTAAACAGACCATCCACAACAATGTAGTTTTGAGCTGGAATACTGCTTGCAGCGTTATGTTTTACTGGTGCATTCATTTTCTATTCCCTCAGTGCAGCATTACGCTGCACACTCCAATTGTTCAATTGCTTCGGCTTCAAGCCATTTATTTAATTCAAAAACTTGCTTATCAGTCAGAATGAACTGAACACCCATTTTTGTTTCTTCAAAGTCAGAGCGAGTTACAGCAGCAAGCGTTCTGCTATCAACTTCGATTTTTGTATATTCGACTTCATAGCCGTTTTGAGGGTTTGACTGAGGCTCTAAATAAGCTATATCAGTGAGCTGTTCACCTTTGATTTCACAATCAATTGAATACATTCCAAATGTGAAACTAAACATCACAACATCGTGTTCAACCTCAATTGATTTCTTATCAATAGCGAAAGGAAAGCAAGGAGCAAACAACTCAGGTTTGTTTTGAATAATCATTCCGCACCCCCAACACGCGCTTTCATTTCAACGACTTCGCCTTTTTCAAGCTGTTTTAAAAGTGCTTCGGTTTCGATTTGCTTTTTTGATTGATAGAAACTTGCTGCATGCAAAGTTAAGCCGATGATTGTGATGCAAATTGCAAAGACTGCAAGAATGCAGATTGATTGAAAAACCACAGACTTAATCGTGGTGAATTTTTTAGCGTTCTGACGCTTAACACACTCAGCAATGAATGCCTTGTGTTCTTCGTTGACTACGCTTGATTTTGTATTCATATCAAGCCCCAATTTCTTTAGCATGAACGTGAGTGTCACAGGCAACTAAAAGCATAGTTTTGTACTTGCTCCAAAACTCCAAAGCATTACTGTCCATGATCTTAATTTCTTCATCAGTGAAGTTTTTCCACGCTTCTACAGAGTGATTTTGGCAACCAATTCTCATAAACCCTGTTCCACTGATAAAAACAGCCCAGCGTAAGCCATTGATGATTAGTGGAGTATTTTTCGCACCCTGAAGATTCGCACCATCAGCAATAGCCGTTTCCAGCGCATGTCGAGCAATCATTCCCGATTCCATTCCCTCTGGAATATCGCAAGAGAAAAGAACCTCGCCAGTGAAGCGGTTTTTAATTTCGTATTTTTGTGTCATAATGACCTCGTTGTGTTGAAGCCCTGATGCCGTAGTAAGTTGTC